GGTTGTCTCTGACTTCAATCACCCTGTCAAAGTAGTGGGGCAATATGATCTGCTCATTGTCAGTGGCATAGACTCTCGCCACAACTGTTGACTCAGGCCAGAGGGCCATTTCCCATAAGGTCTGGTAATTGCGTCTGACCCGCTCTTTCACTGAAATGCGGGTATCAAGCTTCCAGTCGCCAATGATGTCGCAGACTGAATCTGTAAGTTCCTCAAGGCTGTTGCCGCTTACGGTGAGCACCTTGCTCATGCGTGGGCGTGTAATCGGCGGGGTGTCGCGGGCCTGCGCGTCGGCCAGTAGCTTTTCTGCCTCTTGCAGCTTGGCCCCTGCCTTGGCCACCTGCTTGAATGTCTCAAGCAAGTCAGCGGTTACGTAGGCAATCAGCAGCTGGTCAATGTGCGGCAGGATTGGCGAAGTGGCCGTAGGGTCGTATGCCTTCTTGCCTAGAACAGTTACATTAGCCCCGCCTTCGGCCTGTAGCGGGCTTGGGGAAGGGTAAAGGGTTATGGTGCGCTGGCTGGTCGTCTGGTCGTAGAGTTCGACGTAGAACCTGGGGTCGCCATACGCGCCGTCAGCCAGATCAATCCCTGTCTCGTATAGGAACTCCACTGACACCGGGTCAAGGAACTTGGAATTGTCTATTGCATCCTGGAAGTATCGAACACTGATAACCCTGTCGATACCGGGTAGCTGGATAGGCACTCCAGATGCAACTGTCAGCGTAGTCGTAACCTGCGTGCTTCGCCAGTCAAAGGCATTGTAAACATACTCATGCCGCGATTGCACAAACGACTGTGCCATCGACACGCTGTTGCTGTCTGTCCTGCCTACCTTGGTCGCTGCTACAGCCGCTATCTGGGTTAGTGTCATGTAATTAGCGTGCCATTGCCCATTATGCCTAGGGCCGAAGTGGTTAGGGTGATATACCAGTAGTTAATGCCCGCCCCAAGGGTCTCTATTCTGGGCGAAGGCGATGAGGTCAAAACAGCCGTGTGGCCGTTTAGCTTGAAAATGATTGTGATGGTTCTGCCAACCCTGAAGTTAATCATGGGGAAGGTCTCGCTCCCCGCCATGTCTCTGGTAAACACATCGGCTGCGTCCCAGTCTATTGTCTGGTTGGCCGTGAGCACTACAGGGGCGAACAGAGTGTCCTTCGGAACTGCTGCCGTGTCTGCGGCTACTCCGTTGCCTTTGCGGATGCCGGTTATGGCTACAGGGAACCGGGTGTCATTGCCGGGAGCGGCTTGTGTGGACAATTGCCCAAGTTCGCGAAGTGATGCTGTTGAGGCTCCTGCGTTGATCGGAATCAGGCCAAGTATGTTCTCTGCCGTGCATTGCTTTAGCCCGCTTGCGCCAGCGAAAAGAAAGCTGTCGGTGTAGGTGGGCAGCGTAGCCGCCTGCTCGGTGATGACCCCTGGCAGGATGGTGGCTGAGTCCACGAAGCTGTTAAGCGTGGCGGCTGATACCGCCGTGTCGCCATCGTGGAATGTGTGGCCTTTTAGAATTTGTGCTGGCATGTTATCGTCCTTCTGCTAAAGCCGCCATGTGAATAGCTTTTACTCTGCTTGCGTTCTTTATGCCCAGCGGCTTCTGCTGGCATTCAAGGCTGTAATAGGCGTCCAGCACTCGCTGGCTCATCGGCTTTTCTGATATGGCGGCGTAGCTCTCTTTTATCTTGCCCTTCTCCGTAACGGTCTTAGAGCCGTCTTTATGGTAAATGGTTATCATGGGGGAGTCGCAGGAGGCCGGGATAGAACCGACCCCCTGCTTACTTATTACTTACAAATAGTAGGTAATAGTTACATCAAAGACTGCCGTAGCAGGCACAACAATCTTGATGCCGACCATTACTGGCGCATCAGTCTTGTTGGAAGCGAAGTTGATGATAGTGCCAAGCGCCGTGGAGGCTGCTTGAAACTTGACTTCACCCGCTGTGTTGGTGATCTGGATGGGGTTAGTCCCAACCGTGGCCACCGTGACAACGATTGTCGATACATACGCCGTTGAGGCAGTAACGACTACCGTGCTGGCGTTGTTGCTTTCATGCACCGTGTAGTGTCGCACGTACGTCTGCGCCCTTGCGGGTTGAGCAAACTGCACGATTGCACACAGGCACAAAAACGCGCCGAGGAATCTCATTGTTTTTGTCATTCTGGGGTATCTTTCTTAGTAATCTGAATTAGGGTCGAGCTTGTCTCTTAGATTGCTCCCATCATCAGTGTCGCTGCCGCTGTCGTCCATGGAGTTATCCACTGTGACGTAGGCGTTATCACCTTTGATGCTTGCGACGGTTCCATGCAGGTCAACTTGGTCGCCAACCTGCGGGGCTTGGCCGTCAAGGCTAAGAGAATCCAGGGTGACGCAGACTTGTGCGCCTGCGTCACCGCTGGGTTGATTGTCCGATTGAATCGAACTATCCATTCAATCCTTATGCGTAGGTTGTCAGTGACCTGATAATAACCGACCAGTCATCCTTCAGGGTTTTCACCTTGAAGAATGACTTCCAGCCCACTGATGTGAACTGATTCAATGGGTCAGTCTTGTCGCCTTTAGCAAGCACTTGCAAGCTAGGCCGCGTGATATTCTGCGAGGCAAGGTTGACCATGCCGACCGCTTCTGAACCAGTGCAAATGGTAGCATAAATGCCGCCAGTCGAACTGAACGTGCCTTCAGCGCCGCCAGTGGCTTCGCGCCAAGGCTGAGTCGCTTCCACGAGCTTCATCCCATACCATGAGCCGAACTCGCCATTGAACAGGCCGTCATTATTGCCACGGACACCCGCGTCCTGGAACAATTTATCCTGACGAATGTCGTAACCGGGCTGAGGAGCTACGATTGCTACGTAGTCAGTTCCGCCTTTGGTTCCTGCCGGGGTATGCGTATTGGCCGTAGCCTTTGGCGCACGGGCAGCCGTCAAGCGCGTAAACGCTTTCAGGAGGTCAGTGATTTGCAGTTTGCCGTCAGTCGTGGACAAGGCCGCGAGGGTCGTCCAGTCGGCTGCGCCGCCTGCATACTGTTTGTTAGCCGAATTAATGCCGCTCTGATACTCAGTCGTGACTGCGAAATCGTAGTAGAGCGCCGCATTCTGGCCCATCCATGTCGAAACCAGTTGAAGGGTATCGAACAGGTTGGTTTCACCGAGAATATCGGAGATAGTGGTTTTCTGACCGACTTGCGTGCAGGTCGCGTCAACGAACGTCAGCGAGTAATCGCTGTCGCTTGAAATCGCGGTTCCTTCTGTCAATGCCGATACAGTCGAGCGATCTGGGGCCATAGGCCGCGTGAATCGCACTGTCAATGCACCCATTCCTGGGGGCAAATTCCTCGTCTGGGGGAACTGAGCCATTACCAGCTTCTGAAGAACTGCTGTGAGCAGCTTCTTGTCGAAGTACTTCTGGTACTCTCCGCTTAACCCACCTGAAGAGGTAAGTAATTGTGCCATTTAAGTTGTCTGTCTTTCTTAGTTATGCGTAAGCGAGGCGGTCTGAGTCGAGTTGTCTCCTCAGTTGTTCGCCTTGTTCATCTGGTGATAAGTCACTGATGTTCCTTTCGGAGCGCGGCGTCGGGCCGCTACCAGTGATTGATGTTCGCTGTTGCAATTCTTTGAGTTGTTTCTGTAAAGAGGCATTCTCCTCCTTCAGCTTGGAAGCTTCAGCAGCCGCACGTAAGGCTTTCAGGTGCTCGTAAGCATCCTTGAAGCCTCCGGGGTATTCCCGCAACACCGGCTTGGCGTTGAGTAACTGCATCATCTGTTGACCGATTTCGCTGTTGACATCCATCAGTTCGGGAGCTTCCCTGAATACCTCTTTGCAGTTAGTGTCCCATTGCTGTTGCTGGGACTCGTAACCTTTCTGGTATTCTTCCTTTTGCTCCGCGAAATAGGATTCCTGAGCCGCTTGCCTTGCCTTTCGGGCTAGCTCAAAGTTCTTTTGAGCGCCTTCAGCGTCACCTTCGTTAAGCGCCTTCATGGCCGTAGCTTCAAACTCGTCAACGGCTGCTGCCAGATGTTGAGAGCTAAAGCGTGGGCCTTGAGCCTGCTGCTTCTGTTGGGCGACCTGCTGGAATTGCTGGCGAAGCTGGGCGACCTCCTGGCGGATGGCTCGCTTTTCTTCGTCAAACTTCTTCCAGTTGTCAGCTAACCGTTTGGCGTCCTGCGTAGCTTTGTCGCGTTCGCTTCTTCGCTTTTGGTAGCTGCTATCCGGTTTATCGTCTTCTGCCGACGCTTCCAAGCTGTCGGACTTGTCTGCTTCTGTCTTTTTGGGTTCCGCATCAGCCGCACGTTGCTGATCTTCTTTCGTGCTATCCTCTGGCTTGCCTGCTTTGGGTTCTTCGGCTTGCGACTCCGGGGTTATTACGCCGTAATCGGCTTTTACCGCTTGTTCGCGTAACCTTGCGCCTTCTGCATCTGGCTCAGGGGATGAATCCACTGTTGTTGGCAGGGATTCAGCGGAAACTACGTTTCCTTCGTTCATGTGTTCTGGGGGTGTTCACGGATGCGTGAACACTGGTATTTCCGTGAACAGGTCTGCTGTAATGCGGAGCTAGAGTATTGCCTGTTCGTCAGTCTCTAGTTCCGAGGGTGCAGCCGATGCGCTCGGTGCGGGCGTAAGATGTTGTTCTATGACTTCAATGGCAGCCATAATGCCGTTGGCCTTGCCGCGTGCATAGTCGCCGTTGGAGGGAACATTGCAGGCTCTCATGGATGCCGTGAACATGGCATTGCGGAGTCGAATCATTAGCCGCTTGCCGGTATCCTGATTAAAGAAGCTTGTGGCTACCTGGCTGTTGCCATCAGTCCAAAACTCTGACCTGTCGGCCATAGCAACATAGTGCTGGGCCTCCTTTATGAGTCGGTAGGCGGCTATAAGGCGTTTAATCATTCTCTTGGATTACTTTTCTGGTATCTGGCTCTGCGAATCTCTGCCCTGACTATGGCCTTAATCTCAACCATGAGTTCCTTGCGAAGCTTGCGAATGGCTTCGTAGATCAGGTCGGTGGTCGTCACGCCTTGGGCGGCATCGCGGGCCTTGCGGGCGGCTGCGGCCTGTTGGCGTCTGCTATGGCCTTGGCCGTGTTGAGCGACTGGCTTGGCGGTGCTACTTCCTTGGCCAATGGCGGAAGGCCCATCTTAACAAGGGCCGCATTGACATCTGTTACGTCCACATGCGCCCCAGCCTTCATTAGCGAAGCCAAAGCCTGAGCAACCTGCGGGGCCGTGTTCTGCTGGCCACCACTGCCGCCTGCTGCCGGTGCGGGCAATGCGGCTTGCGGTGCGCCCATTGGCGGCATACCGCCGCCTGCCTGTGCGCCTGCAGCTTGCATTACGCCGGGGGAGGTGGGCTGCGGTTGGCCACCGCCTTGCTGCATCATCATCATCTGAAACTGCTTCTGCATCATGTTCTGCTGCTTCTGATACATGGGCGCGTTCGGGTCGCGCTGTTGCTTGGCCCCCATGACATGCTGCTGCCTATGGGTAAGCCATAGTTGGCCTAGTTCTGGCGTAATCGGTTCGCCTGTCTGCATCCGGCGCTGAATGAAGCCGTCGCCGGTCTGGATATGAACCCCGTGATTGTCGTCAGGCTTAACCTGAATAGGGTAGCCGTTCAGCATTGTGCCAAGTTCGTTGGCCTGTTTCTCGCCTTGCAGTGAAGATTGTTGCTGAGTATCCTGAAATAGTCTCTTGACAAGCCTTGGCCACTTGCTGTTTTCCAGTAGCCACTTCAAGTTCTCGTCTTGGTTGACGTTAGGCTTACCGAATAGCTGTTGGTAAAGCAGTTGCGCTTCCTGCCAGCGTTGGCTTACGTCCCATGAATCGGCGCTGCCGCTGGGCGTAATAGTGTAGCTGTCTTGCAATGCTTCAGGGGGAAGCTGTTGGGCGTCTGAATCGTAAATGTATTGCAGTTGGTCGCTGGCGTACTGGCACAGGAGCGCCCATGATTGCTTGTAAATCTGGCCCATTTGCCGCCTGAACATGCGGGAACGCAGATCGTTGGACTGGCTGCTTAGGCCGATGACCGCCCTTACCTGTGTGGCTGTCTTGCTGCCACTCTGCGGGCCTGCAAGGTGTTCGCTTGAGCCAAGGTCAGGGATGGCTATGCGTGCTTCGGCCAGTGCCCTGACAAACTGCATCTGCTTTTCAAAGTCTAGTGGAACATCAGGGTTGACCACCGGCTTAATGCCTTGCGGCAGAATGCTGCCGGGGCTTGTGTCAATGTTCCGGGTGTTGCCGGGGGTAAGGCTGTCGTTGGTGAAAGTTGGTTGGCCGTGAAAGTCTAAATGCTGAAGCTGGGAGTTCCAGCTTTTGCACAGCATAAGCTCATGCTGGAATATGATTTCGGCTATGCCCCTTGAACTGTAGTAACCTTTCTGGCCTTCGTCGCATCGCAGGACAACGAACGGCAGTTCCCCATGGTTGTAGGGTAGCCCCATCGGTTCACGCACTGGCACGTCGAAGCCTTTGACTGGCGAGATGGTTTCAACCTGCCATTTGTCGTTCTCTCTTGTATAGACTTCCCATAGGACGATTTGAGATTTCTCAGGGGCATACGTTAGTCCTTCTCTCTGGTAGCGGTCTTGTTCCTTGACGTTGGAAATCATCGTGTCGCCGTTGCCGCGACCAACGATTGAGTCCACGAAGTCTTTGCCCTGTGTGTAATTCTTGTTGCGCTCGTATTCGGCGCGTGAAAGCCTTAGAACATGAACGCACCAATCGGCGTCCTGTATGTCCTCTGTCCATTCAGGGACAATGACGTAAAGCGGGTCAACGGCGTCGTAGCCCAATTGGTTCTTTTTGGCGTTCCAATAGACTTTGATGGGGCAAAGGCCGTAGGTAAGGTGCGTGTCGGCCCCGACCATCAGGGAAACTTCAAAGTTACTGTTCTGTTTGATTTGGTAATCAAACCAAAGCTCGGCCATCGTCGTTAGCTCTCGGCTTTGGGCGTTTTCGCTGACAAAAGTTGCTATCCGCTCCTCGGAATAGATTTGCTGGGCGTAAAATGGCTTCAGCTTCTCGATTTCCTCGTCAATGAGGGCGTAGTGTACGTCAGGGGCGCCGGGGTAGGGCTTCTTGGCTCTGCGCTGGCCCTTGTAACGCATCCTGTACCAAGTTGCGTTGCTTTGCTCCCATGACGACCTATGCTTGATAGCATCTAGGACTTCGGTATACGTGGATTGTTGCAAATTAGGCGGCCTTTACTATTGGAAATTTTGGCGTTAGGTAGACACTTGCCTTGTAGCACAATTCTGCATTGTCTTTTAGGTGTCCTATCCCGGCATTGCAGTTAAAGCACAGCAACCCGCGAACTTCTCCGGTGTTATGGCAATGATCTACGTGTAGCAGAATTTTATCTGGAATTGCACCGCATAGGGCGCACTTTCCTGACTGGGATTTAAGCAGTTCAGCGTAACCTTCGGGAGTTAGTCCGTACATCCGTAGGTGCATTCTACGGCCTTTGGCTTTTCGCTTGTCTGGACGCTGGTCTTTATACCACTCGCGCTTCCTAGCGAGTATTTTATCCCTATTCTTGAGATAATAGGCCCTGTCGTAGCTAGGTCTATACATTACAACCCAACGGATATGCCGTCGAACGTCCTATTCCTGTTAAATTCCTCAATCGTGTCGAAAAACGAGCCTCTTGACCGCAACATGCTATTGTCCACTGCGGCCATAGCGCCAAAGAGCGCGTCAACCCTGTCAGGTGATTCAATTCCGTTCTTTTCCATGCGATATTTTTCTTCAAGGCCAAGGCGACCGTCCACTGTGAACTCTTTCTTGCGGGTAACCAGCTGCTCAAAGAGAATGTCGTCCCTTGGTATGATTACCTCGCGGTTAATGATCTTTTGCGCTCCTGTTAGCCATGCAAAGGCCGACCAGCTTTTGTATTGCAAGAACTTGTCTAGCCGTGCGCCGAAGTTTTGCCTGTGAATGTCGTATCCGGCCAGTGACAGGCCGTCCAATATGCTCTTGGCTGCCGCGTCACCCGCCACTTCATGTGCGCCAAGGTTGTTTTTACGCATCAGGTAGATGCACCGACCTATGACAGCATCCTTATCCTTCTCCCGCCATGCGTCGGCTATTTCGTATTTGTTGCCGTCCCTGATAACAAGCACGTTCTCTGCTCTGCCCTCTGCAAAGTCGAAGAAGCCGTAGCGGAACCCAGGCGAATGTTTCGGCGGGCTGTCCCAGCAGGCCAGCACTTGCTCGCGGGTGAGCACGTAATGGTCTTTGTCGTCGCTCTCCATGAACTCGCCGTAGAGAGTCGAGCGGGTGACGGGATGGGTTTCACCGTAGGTGGCTAGAACGTGGTTAATGCGCTCAAGCGGTATGTGCGGGCAGTCGGCCAGTCCTGCGCTGATGCACTTCCATTGTGACCTAAGCTTGGTATGCGTCTCGTAGAACCTTCCAAGCTTAAGCCCCGGTGAACTGATGAAGATAAGCACATCCGGTGTGCAGCGTCCGTCTATGGCGTCAAAGATGCCTTCGTCAACTTCCTTGGCCTCGTTTACGATCATCAGTAGAGGGCTGCCCTCCCTGCTATGCCAGCCCTCTGCTCTGGCTGCGTCATTGGTGACAAAGGCAAGTGCTTCGCCGCCTTCCGGTGTCTTAAGTGAGAAATGGGGGCTTTCCACTGGCGGGTTATACCTGAACTTCTGGTAATGCGCTTTAATGGACTCCTGCGTTTGCTCTGTAATCTGCAACTGCGATTTACTGGTAATGACCACTCGCCCTTTGGGGTGCATGGTCAGCCACCAGAACACAGCAGTTGGTATGACGTGCGAGTCCTTACCAGACCCGTTCGGAGCCGCTACGGAAATATTCTGGCGTTTGCCTCCTGGCCCTGCGCTCTCAAGGGGAAGCAGGGCTTCGGCCTGCCACGGGTATAGGTCTAGGCCAAGCATCAGCTTGGCAAATCCTGTGGTGGTAGTGGCTAACGGGTCAGTCATTAGCCCAAACCCACAGAACCCCTGCTTCAGCAGGAATAGAAATACCAAGCGCCTTGCATGTGTCGGGATTCATGTCTAAACCCGCGCCATTGGTGATGTATTTCTTCCACGGCATCCTATCCTTCACCATTGCGGTTACAGTGCCGTTTACTGAAGTTACTTGAACAAGCCTATGTTTGGCGGCCAATGTGCTGCCGAACCTTGCTATCATGTCGTCTGGCGTAATGGCCACAATCGGGCCGCTGCCTTCGGAACAATCGTCGCCCCAGCAGCCAATTCCGTTGTCGCCTACCCTGAAACACTCCTGGTCGGAGTGGCCGTCAATCTTGCAGCGCCTGAATGCCCGCACATCGGCAGGGTCAGCGAATGATGTGCCCTTGACTGGGTGTATCCCCTTGGCCAAGGCGGCTTCCATGGCCTTCCTTGTAATCGGGCCTTCCTCGCCATCAGCTTCGACGCCCAGGAGCGTCTGTAGGTCTTTTGTGACGCTCAAGCGAAGGCTGCTTCCAGAAGGTCAATGACTTTCTGCATCCGGTAGTCGCCCCTGTACTTGTCCCTAAGCTCTGAGACTTTGAGTGCGGTCAGTTGCGGTGGCGGCGGTGGGGGTGGGTCGGCTGGCTGTGGCGGGGGTGGAGCGGGGTTGGCTGCCCGCATGTAGTTCTGGGTGGTTATCATGTTAGTGAATCAGGTGGACGCCGCCGAGTAGGACTGACAAGACCCAAAAGGCCAAGCCAGCGGCTACAAGGTTGAATCTGCTGCCGACGCCGAAGGTCGCGCATGTGAATAGCACGAAGGCGAATACGAGGAGGATGAGTGTTAGCATATTATTTTAGTCTTGGTTGTTTGCGTTTGCCTTCCCAGTTCTCGCCTACCTTTGGCGGGCTGGGGCAAATGTGGTAAACAAAAGCACTTGGTAAAATTCGTCTGTTGGCTTCCGGCCATGAGGCCGCGAACATCATATCGTCGTGAGCAGCCGTGCCCAGCGAGTAAGGGTAGGGTTTCTGGCAAGCAGCGTGCCACATTTGGAAATAGCCGCACGGCAGATAGCCCCTAAGCGAGCAAATAAGCCTGTGCGCGGGCGTTCCATGATTAGGAGCAAGCAGTAATCGGTAATTATGTTGCCGCTCTGGTCTGTGTAGCTTATCAATGTTCGCTTTGCCGATGACATTGAGCCTGTCTGCCCCGTAGATGGTGTTCCTATCAAGCTTGGAATGGTTGAACAGGAGCCTGTAGAAGCTGGGGGGCAACATGATGTCCGCATCAAGGTGCATCCGCCAGCCGTTGTATTGGAAGTAGTCGAAGCCTGCGTTGATGGCCGCGCCTTTGTTGAAGCTGCGCCCGTTTTTGTTGAACAAGTCCGTTTGGACGCAGATTGCCCCGTAGTTCCTGGCGACCGCTTGCGTTTTTTTATCGGCATGGGTTGTTACTACTATGTATGTGTCGCATTCCCCGATGTTTCGGGAGAGGTTGAAATCAAGCAGGTCATCAAAGCCGACACAGGTGGTAACGATTTCAAGCCTGGTATCTTCATACACCGGCGTCGGAGCGCCACCGACAAACTGGCTCATTTATCTTTTACGATATAGGCGTCCGTGCAGACCCCGTTGTGGTCGAGAGTTATCATCATTTGAAATCCATGCTTGGCCAGCGTCTTCTCGATGTGGTAGAAAATGTCCTGATGGTTCTTGATGAACTTATGCCAGTAGATGCGTATTGGGCCGGGGGGCGTTGTAGTTTTATCCATGTTACTTACCGTTCATAACCGAGGTGACTGTGGTGGCTGCCTTCTTGGAGGCATAAATGACTACTGCGAAAAGAGACTGGTCGGACAGGTTAGGCACTACGCCCTTGGTAAAGACTATGTAACTGTCCCATGTCAGCAGGGCCAGCACTATGATGCCTGTGAAGACAAAGGCGAAAGATGCTCTGTCGCAGTCCTCAAAAATCTGTCTAAACCAACTCATGGGCCGTCATCTACGGTGTGTCTTAGCAGCGGGGCAACTGGCGATAAATCTGTTTGCCCGCACGGCGGCACATCGGGGGAGCACTGTTGCGTGGTCGCACGGTGATGCCTGTGCCCGTGGCGAGTCTTATGCTTCGGCACGGTCTGGCAACCGAACAGGAGGACAATAAGAACAAGCAAAATGTAAGTCGTCATTTCGGCTTCTTCTTGCCATCCTCCAGCAACGCTGCAATAACATCCAGCTTGGTCTGAACATTTGTAAGTTTCTCGCTGACTGATGCGTAATTGGATTCAAGCCTTGTTATCCTTACATCCAGACTGTGAATGTCTGTGGAATTTGACTGCATGTTAATCCTGCCCCATACCGGCCCATGTTCGTTTATGTCTTTAACAATTTCTGCCAGTTGGCGTATGTTTTCGGCGTTGCGTTGAGGGAGCGAACCGAAGTTTGCCCACCACGCCAGAAATGCGGCTATCAATCCGATGCAGATAAGCAGATGCCCTATGTTGAACTGCCAAAATCCAATCTGCTTCAGTGAACCGTTGACTTCCTGCATTGTCATATCTTCGGGCGCACGGCCATTTTGTCGGCTTGCATGTCTCGGCGGTAATCTAGTTGTATCTGGATGCTGACTACGCTCATGTAAGACGAGTAGGCGCAAGTAAGACAAACCATTGCTACGCAGGCCAGAAGCGTTTTCTTCATATTCCAATTCCGGTCAGGGCCAGAAGCGGCCCCTTGAAAATCCAAATGCCTGCGGCTAAGCATAAGCCTGCGGCTATCCAGAAACGTTTAACCCAACCATGACGGGAGACCTGAAGCGCCGAGTTAGCAACAACTTCTTTGTCATAGTTCTGAGATACGGTGTTACAGGCTGCTGTCTGTTGATCAATGTCATTCTTGAGTTGGCCTGCGTATGTCTGTAGATTATCATTGTCTGTTTTAAGTTGGTCGTTTGACGCTTGTGCAGCCTCCAATTCTGCGGTAAGCGCGTCCACTTTGGTTTTGTCTTCCGGCAGAGTTAGCGTTAGCGTCTTAACGATTTCCTCTGCCTTTTGTATGTGCTGCGCCGTAGCCACCTGGCTAACAGCTATTTTCTTTTGCGCTTCCACCACTGGCGCTGTGCTTGGCGCAATGAAGTGCGGGGCGGGCGGGGGCGCTGTGGCGCAACCCGCCATAAAGAGGGCGGCGATAACGCTGGCTAACCGGGCATTGAACGCCACAGTCAATGAACGCGACCAGCAGAGAATTAAGTTATCGCCGCGAATCATTTGTTAATCTGTTTCTTGGCCTTGCGCAAAGTCTTTTGGGCTATGCGCTCACGCTCTAAGGCGGCAGCATAGGCCAGCCATAGTGCCTTCAGTTCGCCTGTTGGTCTGTGTAATACTTGTCCGGTCATGGGGGTGGAACTTTGCTCAGCAACCATGTTATTGTTTCGGCGCTAACCGAGTCAGTCAATGTGCCTTCAGGGTTCCAGAACGTGAACGAATGTCTTGTGCAAGTACTTGGGGGCTTTTCGGGTGCTTCTGTTATTTTGCGTTGATCGTATGGTGCGCCAACGCTGGCGAGATAAGCTACCATCGGGTCGTGCTCTACCGATGGCGTCATGTGATCGTTGTTAGTGCAGAACAGCAGGAACGGATTGGATGCTGCGGTGAACCTATGCCACGGGGAAGCGGCATCCAGAATGGTCGAGTCATCGGTTCCAACGTAGTTGGCGCAACCTTGCCTGATGTTTACGCCGCATCTGGTTACGGAAGGAACATCAAAATAATAGCAGCCGCTCAGGCTAACGCAGGCATCCAGTTTGTCGCCGCCGTTCCATTCGTCTGCAACAAGGTGCGCTGCATGGGTTCCGCCTGAGCTTCCGCCAACCGAGAATACTACTCCTGTTACTCGACCCGTGGTAGCCGGGGTGGTTCCATTGCGTGCGGCCAGGACGGCGGCGGAAGTATCGTCCACTTGCTCCGGGTATAATCCGTGGTCGGTAATTGGCTGGTCGCCGTTTGGCGGATGCATTTCAACGCCGGGGTCTGCCAGCCGGTATTCTATGGCTGCCGCGTTGTACCCGGCATAATACAAATCTCTGCACACTCCCAATGGGCCGGGTTCACCGAACTTGAATACACTGGCATGAATGACCAGCCCCATTGGCCTTGGGACATCGTTGTGCATGAACGCAACCCAGTGGAGGGTTGTGTTGCCAGCGGCGTTGAGGCCAAAGCCGTATGGTTCCTTGATAACCGTGGGGGGCGGAAATTCTTTTGGCGCTTCTATCCATCTAAGGTTAATGACAGACCCGAACGACACCGCCCGCATTCTTGCGCTGGCGGCGGTTAGCGCGGCAGCGTGCGGAGCGTATTCGCAGTCGCCCTTGTAAACTTCTATGAAGTGCGCTCCGAAGCTAATTCCCCGGTTCAGGGAATTAATCATGTTCTGCGTATCGGTTTGCGCTGGCAGACTGAACTGATAACCAACCAGTGCGCGGTGGGTTAGTGCTGCTACTTCGGTTACGCCAATGGAGGCGTTAGGAGGCCCGTTCGGGCCTAGCCCATCGGATTTGACGGCGAATTTCCCTCTGTAATGGGCATCGCCGTAATCGAGCACTTCCTGTAACGCGGCTTGCCCCGCCACGGTTGGGTAGGGCGCTCCCATGTCAAAAACTACTGGGACAGTGAACAGGCCGCAGTATGTATCAATTAGCCACTTGGCCCCGCGCTTCCATCCGTCCAGTCCGTCAATGAATCCGTCCACTTGCGCCTTGGCGTCCAGTGCCGCCTGGTCGCCGGGGTCAGTGACGTAAAAGCTTTCCGCTCTCCTGCCCATGCCGCCTGTGACAACGTAAGCCAGGTTGGGGTGGTTCCCGTAGGCGGCGGCAAGGATTGTAAGGTAGGCGTCCCATTTGGCCTGGAACACGGCGTCCCAGATCAACGGCATGTCCTCAAATACGCCGGTCTGTTCCTGCACGCTGAAGCGGTAAGCGCCTGCGTTGAACACCCATTCCGGGGTTGTTACGCCAGCCGTTACTATCAGGGAAAATTTCTTGCCGCTGGATGTTGACAGCGATGCCGCTGAGTTAAGGTAAGTATGACTAATCGTGGCTTCGGCGGGGTTTACCTTGTCCCATTGCGTGCGAACCGCCACGCCGTCCACTACCGAGTTACCGAACGCTTCGGAAAGCTCCGTTGGTGACGATGGAATACTGACCGAATCGCTGTGGGTCAGGTTCATTATGCCGACGCCGCGTCTTGACATTATACGTGCGCCTTCCTGATTCTTAACACTGAACCAACCCTGACCGTGGCCGTGTTTGATGTTACTTTGGCTATATCAACTTCCATTGTCGCCGTGCCGGTGGAACGAGACAGGAAGAACCCCTGGGCGGTTAAAATTCCTTCGCCGGAACTGTATGTAACAAACGCTCCGCTCAGTGTAGCTATCGCGTTCAGCGAAGCTCCAATAGCAGTAGCGTTAGTGCCGCTGTTGACGAGAAATGTGCAAAACACCTGACTCGCTGTTCCTGTTCCTACGCCAGTTATTGCAAATTTCATCCCAGCCGAATCCGCCGCGTTCAAGCAACGCAAGACGATCTGGAACTCGTACCATGCCGCGTTGGTAAGCGTGCCACTGGTCATGCCGGTGATTGCCGTGGCGGTCAGGTTGGTCGTGGTGAAGTCTGTGCCGGTAACAAAGTATTCAACCCAGCCGCCAAGATTAAGGGGCACTGCCGTTAAGTCAGAGGCGAAAGTTGCTGCTGTAGGAACATTCGCTACGGCGGCAGCGGCGGTTACGTTTCCTGTTCCGTCAAGGGATGGAGAAGTGTAGGTAACGTCGCCGGTTAATGCGAGTGTCCGGGCTGTAGTCCATTTGGCGGCGCTGCCCGTGGTATTCTGGTTGAGGGTTGGGAAAGTGCAGTTGGTAAGTGTGCCGCTGGCGGGCGTGCCTAATGCCGCTCCACTGAGTATAACCTGGACGCCTTCTACCGTGATCGCGCCCGCACCGCTGCGGGCGATGGTCGTGTCACTGGCGTTGCCAAGCTCAATAGAGCCAACGCCGATGGCTTGGGACGTAGAGGAAGTAATATCAGCGAACGTGGGCTGCGATGATGTGAAGACTCCCTGCGAGCTAACGGACGCAAGCCATTGATGCGATGTTCCCGCATTAGGCTGGACTGTGCAGCTATTGGCGTCCGGGATGTTTATAATCCTGTTCGTTCCTGTCGTGATGTTCGACAGGGCGAAGGTCGCGGTCTTGGTTGTATCGGAAGCGTTCTCAAGTACAAAGTTACCGGCGTCTTTGATTGCCAGGGTGTTTGTATCGGTGAAACTCTTTCCGGAAATCGTTGTCGGCAACTGGGCGTTGGTTGCGGTTCCGCTTAAACTTGAAAATCCAAGCTGAGCCTTGCTGATAACGCCTGCGGCGGAGATGCCGGTCAGAACGTTATTGGTTGCGCCCGTGTCGGGGACAACAGCACAGCAGTTTGCGTCTGGAACCCTGATGGTTCTGGTCTGTGCGGTGGTGTTGTTGGATAAATCGAAGTTAGCCTTCTTGGTGGCGTCGGACGGGTCGGTAAGAGCGTAACTGGTTCCGGCCTGCTGTAACACCGCTGAGCCGGTGTATAGCGTTAGCGGGACGCCGCCGAATGAACCGGCGTTGTCATATTGGAACTGCGTGTTGCTGCCACCGGGAGTGCCCCCGCCGCCACCGCTTGAGCCGGTGGGGAGAAGCCGCCACCGCAAGGCCGTGGCGTCATAGTGCAGATCGCCTTCTTGTCCTGCCGTAAGGGTAACGTCCGACCCGGTGACGCTATGAAATCTGTTAAGTGCCGTGCTGCTGGCGCTTTCGTGTTTAAGCACCAGGTCGAAGCTGCCGACATTGATAATGCGATGCGTTTCGCCAGCCACCGGAGCAGCCGCAACGCCACCGCCCGTCAGGCCGGTCAAGTCGCGGGATGCGTCCGTGCTAAGCCGAAGGTAATACGCACCGCTGGATGGAGTAAAGTTGTTGGTGTTGGCCGTGAACTGGGTCTCGGTGCTAACGTCAAGGTAGCCGGTCGTGATGACTCCGCTATTGTTCAGGCCGGTAAAGATTTGTCCGGCTGGCGTATTGATCGGGACTACCGTCGTGTTGTTGGCGTCTGGAACCCGTATTGTCCTGTTGGCGGTAAGCCCGGAAGTGTCAAACTGCGCTCCGAAGCCGCTTACTTCGTCAACCACAGTGTCAATCGCTATGTTGTCGGCCATGTCGCCTAGCGTGACCTGCTTTAACCCTGCCGTTGTCTGGTCGTAGGTAACTATGCAGTCATCCGAGGTTGGCGATACGTCTGCCGGTTGGTCTGTAATTACTCCAGGGTCAACGCTTACAATGCTGCCTGATATGTCAATGCCGCTTCCTGCCGTCAGGGATGACCCGGTGTCGGGTGTCGTTTGCAGGAAGACTTCGGGATA